GCCGCTTCAAGCGCGTCGGCGGCATCATCCTTAATACCACACGGTTCGATTATTCCGTTCGGCATCCTCGGACATTCGTTGCAAAACTCAATATCTTTGCAACCGCGTAATTGCTTAATCAGTTCTGCGTTAGTCATCTTCGTTCTCATCTCCATCTTCGGTTTCGTCATAGGTCAGCACAAGGTTCGCCGTGTACTTGAATAAGTCCCCGATGAAATCGAGCCTTTGTCGCTCCATCCGTTCCTGCCGGTTCAGAATCCATCTCGCATCGGTAGAAACATCTGCGTCCACTTTGATGTTTATATCCGCCATTCAATCCTCCTATTCCACGCGGCAACCGCCAGCATTTCGACCCTGTTCTCCTCTTCCTCCTCCGATTCCACGCGCACCCGGCGGTTCATCTGCCGCGACCTGCACCCGCACGAGGTACAGGTCACATAAACCGCCGAGCTGTGGACAACCTTGGCCTGTCCGCCACAGAATGGGCAATGCAGTAACATCGTTACCTCCACTCCGCCCGGAACTCGTAGCCGTTCCCTTTCAGGAAGTCCAGCAGGGCTTTCTCCTGCTTCTCCGAGATCGGCTTCACCACATACGCAAACCCGCTCGCGGCCTTCGGAAACTCCTTCGGAGCGTTCTCCATGTCCTCGAAGATCAGCGGGTTCTTCGGCTCTTGCACCGGCGCGTCCAGCTCGTTACGTTTCTGCGCCCGGAACGCCTCGATCTGCTCCAGCTCGGCCTTCGTGCGGAGCGCATCGTTCAAATCCAGCCGCCGCAGGTAAGCGTTGATCATTTCAGTTTCATACTTCGAACCCAAACCCCGAATGGTCGCTATGGCTTCACGTGCGCCCGAAATCGCCTCGCTCATTTCGAGCTTGACCGTTTTCATGTCCACGGTCTTATTCAGCCAATTTGCGCCCTGTACGCGCTCCAGCGGCAGGATATCCGCCAAGTCCCCGATCATGGATTCCCACAGAAGCACGATCTGCACCTGCTTGTCCGATTTCCGTTGCGCCTCAAACGCTTTGAGCTGTTCGTCAATCGCCGCCGCCGCATCGTTGAAAATCTTCGTTATTTCCGTCAGCTGGTCAACGGTCTTTGCGATCTTCTTCTCATGCTCCTTTTTGAGCTTCACCCGGAGATCAGACGCGTTCTTCGCGATCTTCCGAAGCCGCGCACAATCAGCCTTCGCGTCCTTTTGAGCCTCCTCCAGCACGACCGCCGATTTGTAGACGGCGACCTGCTCCGTAGCCCACGCCTTCAACGGCTCGTAATTTGCGATGCCGTTTAAGCCCTCGTTCTCAATGATCACTTGCATCTCTTCCATAGCATTCTCCTTACATCGTCTTTAGGATATAAATAATCAGCACCAGCAGGATCAATCCCGCAATCACCTTGACCATCAGAACCCAACCTTTCCCCGCGTCCCATACGCCGGGCAACCGTTCGCCGCCGCCGCGAGTTTTTCATACTTTGCCTTCCACGCGTCCCGCTCGGCGGTCATGGCATCGAGCTGGCCGACCGTATCGGTTAAGGCCTCCTTCGCCTCCATGTACATCACAAACGTCCTACCGCCGCTTTCCGCGCCCTTTTTCTCGCACTCGGCACGAACCCTCGCCTCGGCTTTCTTGACGGCCTTTTTGACCGCCTGACGCGTTTGTGCGGCGTATAATGCGCACATCGCCCACGCCGCCGCCGCGATCAGCACCAGCACGATCACTCCCAGCCCAACCAGCCGGTCAAACGACTGGGACGCAACCTCGACAGAAATCAGTTCTTCCATTTTGACCCCCTCAAAATCTCCACAAAATCGTCCAGCGTGAGCGTCACCATCCACGGCTCACGGTTCTTCTTGTGCATCACCGTAGCGATCTCGCCCGGCGCGGAATCCCTGTAAGATTGAGCATACGCCTCGGTGAGGTTCAGCCGCTCGACCCTTTTACACTCGATGTGGATTCCCGGAATCCCGATCACATCGGGCGAATCCGCGCCGCCCTTGTATTGACAGCCCCGCCGGGCATCGAATCCGTACCGCCTCAGCTCTGCGGCAAGGGCTCGTTCTCCTTCAGCTCCCTTGTTCCTGCTGTTCACGTTTCTTTCTCCTTTCCCTTGTCTCCGAGGATCGCCCGCGCCCCGAATATAACGCGCTGTATGCCTGTATTTCCTTTCCAACAGCATAGGCCTGTTCTTCTGTCAGCCACAGCTTTCCCTTGCCGGTAAATAGGCATATCCCGCGCCGGTGTCGGCTCGTCGCGTACACCAGCCCGCTGGCTTCGGAATTGATCACCAGCATTTCGGGATAGGTGTCCTCGACATAATCCCCGATGTTGTTCATAACGAGTAGCGCATCACGTGCGTTTTCTCGCCGTAGCGATTCCGAACGGCGATCCTTTCGGCGTTGATCGAAACGCCCTGCCGCCGCAACTCGCTGATCCGCTTCGGAAGATCGGTCTCGCCCAGCTCGGCGAAAGCCTCGTACCGGGTGAGCGTTCCGTGATCGGTCAGCCATGCCATGATCCTGTCGTTGTGCTTGCTCATATAATCTCCTTTCAATCGTAGCCGGAGAGATCGACAAACGCGTCTCTCAGCTGGGCTGTTGTGATAGGGTGCTGTTCGTAACCCTCCGAACGGTACTTGTCCTTTCGGGTCTCGCGCCCCTCCCAAGTCCTCACAGCCGCCCGCCAGTCGCTCAACGGCTGGCCGTTGGCCTTTCGCCATTTCTGCGAGGAATAGTAGTCAACGAATCGTTGAGCATCGACCGTGTTGTTGCGTTCCTTGCAATAACTGGCGACCTCTTCGACGGTGGGGTGCTTACTCTCTACGTTAGTAGAGAGTTTATTAGTTTTGGTTTTGGTATTGGTTTTGGTATATAAACATTTGTTTTCAACCGATACATTTGATACATTTGTATCTTTTGTATCCGTTTGTTTACTCCATCGTGCTTCAATGGCCTTGCGGCGACCGGCTGAGGTGCTCTCCGCTTTCGCGTGACACAGGTCAATGTCAGCCGCCACAAAGTCAAACGCCATCGCCTCTTTGTCGGGGAGATCGACCCGCTCGCCGGTTTCGCTGTATTTCAGCAACGCCCGAACGAGCCGACCGAGCTCCTCATCCGTAAGGCGTTCGGTTTTCTTCCCATACGAATGGAAGAAGCAGAAATACTCAATAGCCATGATTAGAACGGCAGGTCTTCCGGGTTGATGTTCGTGAATCCGTCGTCGTCGGTCACCTTGCCGTTGGCGACGGTCGCCGAGCTGTTGTCCTTGGCCGTCAGGAACTCGACCTCATCGGCCACCACATCGAGCGACAGCTTTGTCTTTCCCTGCTTGTCCTCGTACAGCCGAGGCTGGAGCTCGCCCACCACAGCCACCTTGCGACCCTTGGCAAGGTACTTGCCGCAGTTCTCGCCGAGCTGTCGCCATGCCGTGATGCGGAAGAAATCCGCCTGACGGTTGCCGTCGCTACCGGCAAACCGGCGATTGACCGCAATCGTAAACCGGCAGGCCGTCACGCCCGATGGGGTCGTGTGCATTTCAGGATCGTTCGTTAAGTTACCGATAATGAAAAGTCGTTGCATTGATTCATCCTCCAAATTGCCATTTTCTATAAGTCAGTTTTGATTCATCCCAGCCGGGATATTTGCTCCGCAGGTACTTCTCCAGTTCCTCGCGGATTTCCGCCCTGTCCGCGCTGTTGTCGTAGCGGTGGTGGCACGGTATGCATAGAGTCAAGATATTTTCCTCGACCCCCAGCCCTCCGTGCGACCGGGCGATAAAGTGAGCGTTTGGGAATGCCCCATAAGACCGCCCACACAAAACGCACCGTCCGCCGTCACGCTCGTAGACGGCTTGCTTCACCTCCGCCGGTATCCTCGTCTGCTTTGTCTGTCTGTGCATACAACCTCGCCAATTCCGCTGGCGGCATGGTTTCGATGCCAACCAGTTTGCATTCATCCACGACCCCATCCACCAGCCGGGCGAACTCCACCGAATCGAGGGTGTGCGTCTGTTTGTACAGCTGGTAGGTGTCGCTCGTCGCGTCCCCATCAATCCACTCGCAGTATGGGTAGTAATCGTCGGGGTTCGCGCCTTTCGGAAGTACGATCATAACCGGCGAGCCGTTCCTTTCGGCAACCGTGCCGTAAGACTTCACCATCAGCACCTTGCAAGCGTCGTTCGAGATTCGCATCTTCGCCGCCAGCTTGTTACACAGGGTGTGAAAATAGGCGTTTGCGGTCAAACTCCGCTTGTCCTTCCACGGCTTCGCCCGGAGATCGTAAACCCCTTTTGCCTCGTCCACCAGCCGCATGGCTTCGGGAACAGCCTCATCGTCGAGGATAACGGTCAGTTCCCATTCGCCCTTGTAGCCGCGCTGGAGCCTGAATCCTTTCGCTTTCATCGCTTTGCTATACCGAGCTTCACCTGCACAAGGTCGGGCTCTTTCAGGTCGTCCCACGCCTTGCCGTTGTAGATCGCGCCGGTCACCAGCACACGGTCAATGCCCTTTGCATCGGCCAGTCCGAGGATCTGTTGCCGTAACATCTCGGTGCGGTCTTCCTTGGGCGCGGCCTCGCCTTCAGGCAGGTCTTCACCGGCGTAGATGTACAGCCCCAACCCATGCCGGGCGCAGGCCTTCGTCAAGCTCCGCTGGATGGCCTTGTTGACATCGAACGAGGTGATCTTGTCAAGCATGATCGAATCGTTCTTGTTGTCCATAACCGGCAGGTACTCGATGTGCTCCAAACCGTTGATGGTCACGCCGGTCTTGACCCAAGCGGTCTTGCCGTCGGTGTGATAGTTCCACCCATCCTTGTTCTCGTAGATCGTGTAGACCGCGTCCGGGTAGATCGCCTTGACCTTCGCCCAAGCCCACGCCCACGAGAGGTAGGACAGCTTGCCCTTCTTCTCGATGTGATCGTTCACGTTGATCGCGTTCAGCGTCTCAAAAACGCTCTTTCTTACTTCTTCCATGTTGCATCTCCTTTCAAGCGTCCATTTCTTCAGCGAAATCGCTGTAATCGCACTCCGCAAACCCCTGCGTATACTGCTTTTGCATACGTTCCGGGAGCTTCATAAAGTCGGCCATAAGAATGTCGTTGATTTCCTCTTTTGTGTAGACATACGCCCACAGGCCGTTGATCTCGACATCTTCGGGTCGCTTCGCACCGTAGTCGATAACCGTTCGGACATCATCGGCGGCATCCTGCAGACAGTCCAAACAGACCTCGTTTCCAACCGAGCCGTAGATCAGATGCGAAAGATCGAAGCCCTCGACCCACTTGCCGCACCGGGAGCATTGCTCCACCTCGTCCAGCTCGTCGCACCCACAGTAAGGGCAGGACAGATGCGGTTCTCCACGGTAGCCGCCGTCCGTGTAATCCTTGACGAGATCGGTGCTGTCCATGATCTCGCCGCACTTCGTGCATTTTGCGCTCCAGCTCATTTTTTCCTCTCCTTTATCGTCACGTTTACTTGGTTCTTCTCCGTCGCGGCAACCAACGCCCGCAGGAAAGCCGCCGCTTGCTTGTCCGTCATTTTCTTCTCAACTCTTCCAGCGCGGATTCCGGGATCAACTGCCGCCGCTGGCCGATGAAGCTAACGCTTCTAATCTTGCCGCGCCGCACCCAGTCGTTGACGGTTCGCGGCGTTACCCGCAAACGCTCCGCGACTTCGGCGGTCGTGAGGTATCTGTCCATTTCCTTCCTCCTTTTTTGTTGCTTTTGGTTCGTTTTTGTGCTACCATGTCACCGAAAGGACGTTTCCGATGTACCATTTAGTACATCATTGTCACCTAACGTAGACATCTTACCATACATTAACGGACAATTCAATACATAAACGCAAATTTGTTTAGAAAGATTTGACGATTTTTTAAGGAGTGATATAAAAATGTTTTATAACACGTATTTGCGGTTATGCGAGGAAAAAGGGAAGTCTGTTACGACCGCCTGCCGGGAGATGGGAATATCGGCGAACGCTCCGAAGCAATGGGAAGAAGGATCAATGCCGCGGATCGCCACCTTGAAAAAGATGGCGGAATATTTCGGTGTGCCGCTTGCCGTCCTGCTGGAGCGCGAACCCGACCCGCCGCCGGTATTCTCGCCGATCATCACGGAATCCGAAATGCGTCTTGTCGCCCAGTATCGACACCTGACAGACGCGAACAAGGAAAAGGTGCAGGAATACATCGAATTTCTGACATCGAAGCAACCAAAGGAAAAAAGGACGGTCGGGTGATCCCGTTTAGGAGAAAGCCATGAGGATAGCCGGGTACATTCGCGTCAGCACCGCCGAACAGAAACTGCACGGTTTTTCGCTCACCGCACAAAGGGAGCTGATCGAGAGGTTTTGCCAGCAGAACGGACACAAATTGATCGGGATATACGCCGACGAGGGCAAGAGTGCATCAAAAGCCCTCCACAAGCGCACCGAGATTCTGCGCCTTTTGGATGATGCCGAGCTGGGTCTGTTCGATGCGGTCGCGTTCAAAGACCTCACCCGCTGGAGCAGGAATCCGTCCCAGTATTACGCGGTACAAGACCGGCTCGATCACGCCGGGGTCTCTTGGATTGCCATTGAACAGCCGAGCCTCGAAACGGTCACCGCGTCGGGGAAACTGATAGTCGGCATTCAGATATCCGTCGCCGCGCACGAATCCGCCCAAACCTCGGAGAGGATCAAGTTTATCAACGCGTCCCGGATACAGAACAAGCGTCCGATCTGCGGCACACCCTATATGCCGGTGGGGTACAAGGTCGAAACCGTAGACGGTCAAAAAGCGGTCGTAATCGACGAGGATAAAAGGGATATGGTGTCGGCCATGTTCGACACATACGAAAAAGAGCAAACGATCCAGTCGGTCGTGCACATGACCGCGAATGAATACGAATACAGGTCGAATCCGTCCTCCATCAGGGCGATGCTCAAAAACCCCTTGTACAAAGGGTCATACCACGGCGTGGAGGATTTCTGCGAGCCTTACCTTTCCCCGGAACGCTGGGACACGATCCAGCGCATCAGGTCGAAGCGGCATTACACCGCACCCATCAAGGGACACGATTACATCTTTTCCTCACTCGTCCGATGCGCGACCTGCGGCGGGACGATGTGCGGCAGAACCCAGTACAAAGGTACGGTGTACTATTTGTGCCGCAGAAACATCACAGACAAGACCTGCCCGCACAACAAAGCCATCCGAGAGGATTATCTCGAAGAACAGATGCTTGCGGCCATCGGCGACACGTTCTCCAAATTCCAAGCTGAAATCACTCCGAAGCAGAAAAGAAAAAGCCCCGCCCCAATCAAGGCGAAGCTGTCCCGACTGCGGGAATTATACATCGACGGCGACATTTCCAAAGCCGATTACACCAAACGCGCCGAGGAACTGGAACGCCAGCTTGCGGAGCTGTCCGCCTCGCGTCCTCAGCGCGTCAAAACGGTGCTTTCCGATGAATGGCGGGAGTATTACGCCAACGCCCCGAAAGCGGCAAAAAACAAAGCGTGGAGAGCCGTGATCGACAAAATCGAGGTCGCCGAGGACAATTCCATTTCAATCACGTACCTGTGATTGTTTCTCTTTGAGTGAGTTCGTAACCATCCTCACTCAAAGAGAAACAAAAAGCGGAGCATCAGCCCCGCTTTATATCTTCCTCGATCAGCCTTTTGATGTAGCCCTGCATCGAGGGCTGTTCTTTGAGTTTGGCGATGATCGCCGCGTCCGTGTTGTTGTTGAGCTTCAGACCGACGAACGTTGTGTTTTGCTTCATCCAGTCGCGCTTGGCCTTGCTGTCAGGCATTCAAGCCACCTCCTCGATGTTGATGATCCTCCTATCACCAACCTCATCTTTGAATTTCCGAGCCGCCTCGCGCTCGTTTTCCGCTTTAAAGTAGCGTTCCGTAAAGATGCTGGTGCTAAACCAATACACAATCCTGTAGGTCTTCATTCGTAGCCACCTCCTTATCCGCAAATTTTGTCCAGCTCGTCGATCAGGTCGAGCGACAGGTGAAACGCCCGCGCCATCGCCTCGCCCTTCGACATCCCCTCGGCGATATAACGGTCATAGTCCACAAAGCGGTTGACGCTCTCGATCACTTCCGGGATGGAACTGCCGAGGTGCATCTGCAGGCCGTTCAGCTCCCGAAGCAGGCGACCGTCCTCGCCGACATCGGTATGCTCGATTGAACCGTAACGAACCTCGCCGTTGATCATCGTGCTGATCAGGTAGAAGTGGCGGCCGCAGTACATATAGTCCTTCGTGACAACGTTGATTTTCTTGATTTCCATTTCCATATCCTCCGTTGATTTGATGCACTCTGCGTTACTCGCGGGCTTGTGACCGCCGATGGCCGCATTACATCGGGCTTACGCCCGGTACTCTTGGTACTCGCCGCCGTTCCGGGCGTTGTCGAAGTCGAAGATCACGGTCTCGACCGCTTCGCCTTGTCAAAGTGTTTCAGCGTACTGTTTCGCTTCTTTTGCGGTTTTGAAATGCGCTTTGATAATGTTATCTTCCGCATCGAGAACCGCCCACCAATAACCGCGCTTTCCGTTTTCTCTGAACCAACTCGGTTTTGCGAAACTCATATCCGCAACCTTATACTTACCATCTTCACTAACATACGGTTTGAATTGACCGAACTCCGTTTTCCTTGTCCATTTCATTGCCTTGTCCCTCCTTGGTTTTGATGTATACATCTTACCATAGGTTAAACCTATTGTCAACTCTTTTTTGAGGATTTTTTCAAAAAAATTAGAGGCGCACTAAAGCACCTCTATTTTCCGCATAACTGCGGCATATAGCCGATGGTTCACGACCTGCAAAGTGGTCATGAGCTCGTCCATTACCGGCAGGATCGCGGACGGCGACAGCCCCTCCACGGCCGTTTGACTGCTGTGTCTGCTGTTGAGCGGGATAATTTGAGAAATAGTTCGGTTGATAAGGGTACGAATAATAAGCCATAAAACCTCCTTGAGCTACTTGTGCAACGTTTTTGAATTTGCTATTCTATAAAAGGGTCACGGCATTGGCTCTTCTTCCTTCTCCTATATCGTCCCATAGAACGCACGGCACATCTCCTCCGTGCGTTTTATGGTGTCCAAAAATAGATGGGAATCTCGTTCGAAGAATCCCACGAATCATAGAGCACCCCATCAATGACCGTCGCCACATGGCCTCCGAATCCCAGCACGTAGACCCCTTTTGGGTGATCCGCCGCGAAATCCTTTGCCGTATAGCAGTCCGGGCATTTGTTCGGGATTGCGTAACGGTAGAATCCGTTCTGCCGCAGGACAGACCCCCACACGGAATCCGATGAGGGCATATCGCCCATTTGGAATCCGTTTGCGGCGATCATCGAGTACGCGTCCTCCCAGCTCACTCCCAAAGCCGCTGACACAGCTCGCACCGAGCAATCACCAACGTTTCGCCCGGCAGGGTTCGGGTTGAAATACTTCCACATAGCCTTCCCTCCTGCCAAAAGGGTACAAAAAAAGAAGCACGCTCACAATGTCGTGAACGTGCCTCTTTCGTGCCGTCTTTATTTGAATATCGAATCCTGTCCCCGATAAACGATGCGCTTTACCTGCCGAACGGAAAGGAAATAAGATTCGGCAAGCTGTTCGTAAGTTAACCCATGAATTAACCGATCGCGGAGGATGGCGCGATCTCGTTCATTATGAATCCGATCCTCAATCAAAGCCAGCACCCGATGGTTGGAATAATCCATCATTTGTTCTTGATCCTACCTGTGAAAAAGATCATTTCAAAATGTACCATTTTTGTCCGTGTTTTTCCCCTTGAATTTTACCGCATTTCAGCCAAGCCCTTATCGTCATGTCAGTAACATGGAAATAGCGTGTCGCTTCATGCATGTCCATATAATCTGCAGGAACATTCTTTGCGAAATTCCAATCGGCTAATATCGTCTCTGCCGGTATATTTTTCTTTGCCTTGCGAAAAACATACGCATAATCGATACCATGCTTTTCAGCAAATTCACGGGCTGGAGTCCGCTTTCCATCTGCAAAAACATATACCGTATCAGTCCTGTTCCTCGCTTGTTCTTTCATCGACACCCACCGGCAATTACACGGTGAATAATCACCATTACAATCAATGCGGTCTATGCTTTGCTCTCTTCCAGAACATGTAGGATCGTACCCTGAGGACAAAGCCCATTCGTAAAATGCGGAGAACGAATTATTCCATTCCTCGCACACTTTTATCCCACGGCCACCATATCTTGGAAAATGTTCTATGTTCGGATTGTTGCATCTGCCTTTTATTCCGCACCATATTCCGTACAACCTCGTGTTGGTCATTCCGTGCGTTCGTGAGCGTTCGCCTATTGTTTCTCTTGATGAAGCCATTATTTTACCTCCTGTATAGGTATTATGCTGGTAATTTCTTACTCATACAGGTTTCGGAAAAACCGTTTGCAACCGGCTGTCCCAGCAATATTATTTCTTTTTGATGTACCCTTTGCCCCCACACATATTACACTTGACGGTTTTCCCGCTACCCTTACGGGTTCGGGTTCGCTTCGTTACCTTTTGTTTCACTTTCGCCATATATCACATCACCCGTTCCTGAAACGAAAGCATCGCCTTCGCCGGTATCGACCTCTTGATCAATTTCCGTAACCTCATCGACAAACTGGCTTCCGTAGTAAATCCATGCCGCATTGCTCCCAGCCAGCAAAACGACCAAAACTAAAATAATGACCCACAGCCGCCGATTGGAGCGTTCCATGCGAGCCATCGCGCCCTCATGCGCCGCAAAAGGTACGGCATCGGGTCGCCGAGAGCAAATCTCGCAATTCACTTTGCTATCAATTGCCATAACGCCCCGATGATCAACGCGCCAACGCCCGACCCGATGAACGCAAGGATTTTCAGAATCAATTTCAGCTGGGATTCGATAACCGCAAGCCGGGCATTGTCGTTTGACAGTTTTGCATCAATGCCGCCCATTTGCTCGTTGCACTCCTGCCTCGTGACAAAAATCTCTTTGAGCTGTTCAATATCCGCATTCTCCAGCATGGCTTACTCCTCGTAGTTTTCCTCCGGGATGCCCGCGACGCTCGTCAGCAGGGACAGCACACCGGCGAGCACCGCCGCCGAACCGACAACCGCCCAGTTCACCTCGGACAGGATCGCGCTCGTGCCGATGGTCGCAATCGCCGTCTGTGCAACGGTTTTCAGAGCGCGGATGCCAGCCGCCTTAAACCACTTCGCCCAATCTCTATTTTCCATCATTGAAAGATTCCCCCTAAAGCTGTGATTGTATTTTTCCCGGCGACCCCATCCACGGTCAGACCCGCGTCGCGCTGGAAGTTTTTCACGTTTCGCCGCGTCGCGCTCCCGAAGTTCGGCGAGTTCTTCGTGCCGACGGTGATTCCGACCGAATAGCCGTCTTTAATCAAAAGTTCCTTCAGGTGTACCACATCGTCGCCCTTGCAACCGTATTTTAGATTCCGGGTGAAAACGAACTCGCCCGGAGCTGGCGCAGGCTCGTCATACGCGAACACCTTTGTCATAAGGCCTCTGTACTTCCAGCCGCGCTTGCTCATCCGGGTTATCACCACGCCATACGCAAGGCCTCGGCTTTCCACCACAAGCGGTTCGCCGTTCTTCATGAATCCGCAGACCCAGCCGACGTGCGTCTTTTTGGATTCTGAACCATTGAAAACCGCCTCGCCGTAGACATACGGTCTGTCAATCGCCGCGCACAACCCCTTTTCTGTGCAGTACCGATTGTAGTTGTAATCGGCTTTCACGTCCGTGTGCAGGTACGCGTCCAATAACCCCTCGCAGTCGGTAACATGAACCTGATTCTCCACCCAGCCCGCCGTGATCGCGTCGTATTCTTCCCGCGTCCAGTCGTTCCGGGAATAGTAAGACTTGTACCGGGAATCCAGCAGGGCTTGTGTGCAGACCTGTCCGCGAGTGCCCATCAGATACTCCCAAACGCCGTCAGAGCCGATTTTCGCCGGGTAAACCACCCCGATGGGAGCAGTTTTCGGGTCGGCATGGGAAAGCGCAAATTTGACAAAATCAAGCACGTTCTTCATGGTCTTTCTCCTTCGCCTGTATTTTACCAAACCAAAAATAGCTAACGCAATAAGGTCAAAGGGAAAACGGACAGAAATTTTCTGCCCGCTAACCTTTCAATAACCTTTCAAAGCCTTTCAAAAAGCCTTTCAAGAGGGAGCATTACGCCCCCTCAACTGTCTGCTCACTCGCAATATCGCAGTATTGCGTTATTCCTCGTTATCGTAATACACCGATATTGTGTGTGTTATTTGCTAACTCCGCTAACTCTGCTAACACTTGACAATAAACTCAATAAACTCAATAAACTCAATAAACTGCCGCGTTCTTTTAGTATCGCTTTATAGGCTCTAATCATTCGCCCTCATCAGGGCGGCAATCAGCAGACCGACCACCGCCCCAACGAACATACCGAAGATGAAGTTAATCACTAAGGGCCTCCCTAACTGCTTCTCTCCACCTTATCGGTGCTTGTTTTACGTCATGTAATGTGGTATAATAATAAAAAACATAAGGAGTCGTTGTCATGTCATTTGTAAACCTTTCTGGGTGTCAATTTGGTTCTTTAACCGTCATAAAGCGCATTGAAGACCATATTGCATCAAGCGGGAGAAAATACCCCCAATATCTTTGCCTTTGCAAATGTGGAAAAGAATGTACGGCACTCGCCCAACAATTAACTGCTGGCAGAAAAACAAATTGTGGTTGCTTAACGAGTAAGATGCGGAGCATCGCCACAACAGCCAGAAACACAAAACACGGCGATGGAAATCGCATGGGGAAAAGGAATCGCCTATATCAGTTATGGTCAGGCATGAAAGTTCGGTGCTATAACAAGAATGACCCTACATACCAAAGGTATGGAGCAAAGGGCGTTAAAATCTGCGACGCATGGTTGGATTATCCCGCTTTTAAGGAATGGGCTTTGGCAAACGGCTACGATTATAACGCCCCACGAGGTAAGTGTACTATTGATAGAATTGACCCGAATGGGAATTATTGCCCAGAAAACTGCCGTTTCGTTTCCGCAGATGTTCAAGGGGATAATCGTTCAAATGTTATCCATATTGAATATAACGGGGAAACACACAACCTTTCCCAATGGGCAAGAATACTTTGCATCAACAGAACAACGCTATTGTTGAGATATAAGAATGGACTAAGGGGAGATAAATTATTCTTTGCTGGGGATTATCGCAATCACAAAGAATAGCCATTCTTCGATAGTTCGGCTTCTACAGCGTCCCGCCATCTCAGCGGGACGCTTGACAGTTCCATCTGCCCAGCCAAAATCTTCCTGCAATAAATATGAACCATCACTCCACCTCCGAAATTATCTCAGCCAGTTCAACGACAGCATCTTCAAGGTCAGCCACTCTCTCCCCCAGCGTCACGCCGTCCAGCGTTTCGACAACGGGGTCATCGTGCGAATCAGCCAGCACATACAGGTTACGGTTTCGCTCGTCACAGACAACCTCGGAATAGAGAGCTTCGGTCTTGATGTTGCGGAGCTTTTTGCCAGCAGGAGCCTTAATACGAATCATCATAGTGTTGCACCTCCTTTAAGAATCAGCGACCCAAGACAGAGTAGCCGTACCACCGCTGACGGTCACTTTCAGGGAGTAGGTTCCATCCGTGGACGGTTTTGCGGGGAGTTCCGTGGGAATCACAAGCGGAACGTAGGAATTTTCGCCATCCGTCTGACGCACGATGTAGTCACCGTTCCCTTCTGGACTGTCGGGAGCCATTTCCAGTTTCGCACGAAGATTCGCCTGATAAAATGTCTGATGCCCCACAGGAATCGCCACATCACGGGTAGGCGTAGCGGCCGTCACGCCAGCGTCAACGTATTCTTCTGTGCCGAAGTCGTTGACGATTTGCGGGTTTTGATACGGCTCGGTGGTTTCTGTGGTGGGAGTGTCGAGTTCGTAAACAAGCATCACGCCGGACATAGCGGCTTTGAAGGTGGCGGCATCGGAATAAACTGTGTCTCTGATTCTAATATATTGGTTAGCCGTTATACTAAACACTTTATTTACTGTGCCGCTCGCAGAAATGTCGCCACGCGAATATTTTGAACAGATCGCATTCAACGTTGACGCTTTAACACCAATTGTAGTTGTCGAGTAGAAAAATGCACTATCGCCACTCCCACTCAATTCCCACGTCAGCGTCCCCAAATCGACCACGCCGTATTTTCTCGTCACCGTGCCATCTGACTCATACGTATCTCCGTCATAGTACAGCTTATTGTCGCTATCCAGTTTCGGAATGCCACGGAGGGTGAGGGAGGAATCCAAGGCGTAGCTGTGCAGTTCGTAGGGTTCGTAGGTTCCGTCTTTCTCGCCGTCCCAAGAGAGGTTGATACAGGCGGTATCGACTTCGG